ATACTTAGAAGATATTGACCACCTTTTAACTACAGATAAGCAGATTAGATATAATAAGAGGCAGGACAGACTTTATCTTGACATTGATTGGAAGGCACAAAAAGCAGGAGATTACATAGTTATTGATTGCTACAGAATCCTAGACCCAGCAACATTTACTGGCGTATATAATGATAGTTTCCTGAAAAAATATTTGACTGCACTCATCAAGAGACAATGGGGACAAAACCTTATCAAATTCAATGGGGTCAAACTGCCTGGTGGCATTGAGTTGAATGGAAGACAGATATATGATGATGCTGAAAAAGAGTTAGCGGAAATACAATCGAGAATGGCTATGGATTATGAACTTCCTCCTTACGACTTTATTGGATAATGGCACTAAATCCTTTCTTTCTGCAGGGCTCTTACGGAGAGCAAAGACTTGTACAGGAGTTGATTAATGAGCAACTCAAGATTTATGGTGTAGAAGTAACTTACATTCCCAGAAAGTATGTAAGAAAACAAACCATCATTGAAGAAATTCAATCATCAACATTTGATGATAATTTTTTGCTAGAAGCATACATCAATAACTTTGATGGTTATAGTGGTGCTGGCGACATTATGACTAAGTTTGGTGTCAGCATTAGAGATGAGTTATCTTTAACTATTTCCAAAGAAAGATTTGAAGACTTTATTTCACCATTCCTTGAGGGTATGGATGATGATGAAATTGAAGTTTCTACAAGACCAAGAGAAGGAGATTTAATTTATTTTCCACTTGGACAAAGAATATTTGAAGTTAAGTTTGTAGAGCATGAAAATCCTTTCTATCAGTTAGGAAAAAATTACGTTTACGAACTGAAGTGTGAGCTCTTTGAATATGAGGATGAGGTTATTGATACTACAGTCGATGAAATTAGTGATGTATTAGAGCAAACTGGTTATATTGTAGACCTGACACTATTCTCAGGTGGTACAAGAGCCAATGCTTCTGCTACTATTAATTCTGGTTATATCAGAGAAATTTTCTTGAATGATGATGGGTCTGGTTATACCAGCACACCAACTGTTGCTATTACTACAGCACCATCTGGTGGAACAAATGCAACTGCAGTTGCTATAACAACCACAAGAAATAATGTATCTTCAATCAAGGAAATCCTAATCACTAATGCAGGTGCTGGTTATACGATAGCACCAACTATTACAATTAGTGGTGGAGGTGGCACTGGTGCTGCTGCTACTTGTGGCATCAATACGGCATCTAGAGGTGTTATTTCTATTGTGGTATCTGGTGGTGGTGCTGGATACTCTACTACACCTCTGGTAACTGTTGCTGGTCCAAGTGTTGGTACAACAGCAACTGGAAGAGCAGTTGTTAGTGCTGCTGGCACAATATCTAATGTCTATGTTATTGACCCAGGTGAAGGATATACAACCACACCAGCAGTTACAATTGGTGCTGCTGCAACTACTGGAATTGGCACATTCTGGCGTAATGAGGTTGTTACTGGTGGCAGGTCTGGTGCAACTGCAAGAGTCAAGAGATGGACTAAGAGCACAAATACCCTTCAAGTTGGCATCACGTCTGGAACATTCTATCCAGGAGAATTGATTACTGGTGCCAAATCTGGTGCAGAATATGAAATTAATGTATCGGCAGCAAACACAACTGCGGATAAATACAAACAAAATGAAACAATTGAAACAGAAGCAGACAATATACTCGACTTCACAGAATCAAATCCTTTTGGTAACTATTAATGTTAGGAACTTATCACTATCACGAAATCATTAGAAAGACAATTATTGCCTTCGGCACTCTTTTTAATGACATTCATATCAAGCACAAAAATGACACTAAAGTCATTAGTGATATGAAAGTTCCTCTTGCATATGGACCCACTCAAAAGTTTCTTGCAAAACTTGAGCAGCAGGCAGATTTAAACAAACCTGTGCAGATTACATTACCAAGGATGTCATTTGAGATGACATCTATTGATTATGACCCATCAAGAAAAACTGGAGTTACTCAGACTTTCAGAGCAGTTGATGGTAATAAGATGAAAAAGGTATTCATGCCTGTGCCATATAACATTGGATTTGAGTTATCAATCTTGTGCAAGTTAAATGATGATGCCTTACAAATCGTTGAGCAAATTCTTCCAAACTTTCAACCAGCATTTAATTTGACAGTTGACTTGGTAGAGTCTATTGGCGAAAAGAGAGATATCCCAATCGTCTTAAATAGTGTCGCATTTCAAGACGATTATGAGGGAGATTTTTCCACAAGAAGAGCACTGATATATAGATTACAGTTTACTGCAAAAACTTATCTCTTCGGTCCTATCGCAGACAATCCTGAAGGTCTTATCCGTAAGGTTATTGTTGATAACTATGCAGATACAGATAGGACAACTGCTAAGAGAGAAATGAGATACACAGTCACACCTGACCCTGCTAATGCAGACCCAGATGATGACTTCGGGTTTAGTGAGAATTGGGAATACCTTGGTGATTCTAAGTCTTACAGTCCTACACAACAAACTGATATTGAATAATACTCATGTCCGAATTTGATTCTATTGACAACGCTCTAAATGTTGAGAGTAGCATTGTTGAGGTTGATGATACTCCAAAGAGTATTACAAAACCTGAGCAAAAGACTGATATATCAAAAGACTATGAGTATACAAGAGCAAACTTATATTCATTAATTGAAAAAGGACAGGAAGCAATCAATGGCATCATGGAGTTGGCTGGGGAAGGTGGAAGTCCCAGAGCATATGAAGTTGCTGGTCAGTTAATCAAGAGTGTTGCTGATACAACTGATAAGTTGATTGATTTGCAGAAGAAACTGAAAGATGTAGAAGAGGATGTTGGTAACAAAGGACCAAGCACTGTTACTAACAATGCAGTATTTGTTGGGTCAACTTCTGAATTGCAGAAACTACTGAAGCAAGGTTTTCTAAATAATAATAAGACCGAACAATAATAATGAAAAAATCCTGCAAGAAGGGTTACTACTATTGCTTCACTTCAAAGAAGTGTAAGAAGATACCTGCTGGTCACCATGTCATGGGATCAGGTCGTTTGATGAAAGATAGTGAGCATGATGAAAAAAATGGTGGCGAAGAATCAACCGAAACTACCAAGAATGGTAACGGCAATGGTAATGGTGGAGATGGTGGCGGTGCAGTAAGTGAAGGGTGGTCGGATAAGTATAAGAAGTCTATTGACTGCAAAAATCCAAAGGGTTTCTCACAAAGAGCACACTGTCAAGGTAGAAAGAAAGTGAACGAAGCAAAAGAAAAGCAAGACCATGAAGTATCAATGGCAAAGACGCAAGTCAAGAAGTCTATTGATAATCTTCAGAAGGTAGCAAGAGTACTTGCAAAGAAAACTGATGCAGATAATCTTCCTGCATGGGTGCAGTCGAAATTATCTGATACTGAGCACAACACTGATGCTGCTGCTTCTTACATGACTGGTGGTGATGATGTAAAAGAAGAATATATTGAAGAAAAGAAAAAAGGCGGCACACTTCACAACTGGTTTAAGAAATCAAAATCAAAAGACGGTAAGCCTGGTTGGGTGCAATCAGATGGATCTCCTTGTGCTAATGAAGAGGGAGAAACCAAAACACCCAAGTGCTATTCCTCAAGAAGACTTGCTGGTCTGAAGAAAACTAAGGAAGGAAGGAAAAAGATTAGAAGTGCCGACGCACGCAAGAGTAGAAAGGATCCTGGACAACAACAAAAGTCCGGTGGTGCTGCACCAACAATGGTAAGAACTTTCACTGATAAGAAAGATTATAAGAAACACAAGTCTGGCGATTACTCAGCGGAGGGTTTTGAAATGCAGGAAGCAAGAGATGTGAAGGGTAAAGGTAGTGGCAAGAAAGATGCTTGCTACCATAAAGTCAAGTCTCGCTATTCTGTTTGGCCAAGTGCTTATGCTTCTGGTGCATTAGTCAAGTGCCGTAAGGTTGGTGCTGCTAATTGGGGCACTAAGAGTGAGAGCTTCCAATATTCAAACTGGAGAGAAGACTTCAAAGCACTTGAGATTGAAACGGTTGATTTGATTAAGGCAGAGCCTCTTGTGAATGAGGAAGGAGGTATCATAAATACTGTAAAATCTTTCATTGGTCTTACAAAAAATAAAGACATGAAAGTAAAACCCACTACACCAATGGGTCAAGCAGTTACAGGTCTTCAAAATAGGAGACAAAAAACCGACAAAGCAATTCAAGACCTTCTTAGAAATTCACATCAACCAGAAGGTGAAGTTATTGGTGAAGGTCAAAAGTGCTGGAAAGGTTATGAGAAGAAGGGTACCAAAAAGATGTTTGGTAAGACCTATAACAACTGCGTAAAGAAAGAAGGTTTCTCTAACTGGAGAGAAGAACTTGCTGAGGCAA